AAATAATCTAGCCAAGTAATCAGCAGTCCCACCAAGCAATGATGGATCAGCTCCAGCCGCTAACAATTCCTTTTGACTTAAATCTCCAGAACCAGAAATAGCCCTAGCAAATTGAGTTTGCGCTGCCCTAAAAGATGCAAAGTTATTTGTATCAATAGAGTCTTGGATATTTTCCAAAGCATTATCAGCAGCAGTTACAGCTTTAAGTTGTGGATCAATTGTACGTTGGACACTTGCCCTAAATTGTGGAATATCTGCCAAAGCTTTATCGCCAGGCAACACATTAGTAATCGTAGTACCTTTTGCTTCTGATTTAGCTTTAATAACCGCCTGTACTTCTGCCAACAGTGGAGAACCTTTTGGCAATGTTGAAGCATATTCTTGAAGTTTTTGAATCTCAGTTTTATCTGGCTTCTCTGGCTTTTCAGGTTTTACATATAAATCCAAATCCTCTACTAAACCAGACCTTTGATACGCTGCAAGACTTGGCGTTGTATATTTACCTGATTCCACTAATTTTTGGAATGGATCAGCAGCCGCTCTTTCACGCTCACGTTGCTTAATTAAGGCATTACTTTCTAACAACCTTTGATATTCTCGTTGCAACATCATTGCACCTTGAGGATCATTTGGTGCTAACGCTTCAATACCCTGCTTGATAGAAGTAGGATCGTTTGGGTTGATTCGACCTGCTATCTGTTGACGCATAGTAATACGAGCTAGTTCAGGGTCTTCACCCCCTAAAGCACGAGCAACAGCACCACCAAGCATATTAGCCCCACGACCAATGGCATAGTTTGCTTGTTCAAAGGGTGAGAGTTTTGCGTACTGCAATGCTTGTTGATCAGCCCTAGCCTGTTGGCTTTGCTGATACATCTCAGGTGTAATGCCAAATAAAGATGGAACGATGTCTGCCATGATTATCCTTTAATATTCGCCAAAGAGAGAGAATTGCGTAGGAACAGTGCCACCACCGCCAAATCCATACACGTTTTCTGACCCATACAATCTTGACTGTTCTCTTGCGTTTTGATAAGGCTGGAATGCTCTTCGGAGATCAGGATTCTGTGATGCACCAATCAAAGCACTTGCAAACGGGTTATAGGCATTAGCCGCACCCATTGATGAAGCCGCTTGCATACCACCTTGGAACAAAGCATTAGAACCTGTAGGATTGGCATTACGACCACCCAAGGCAGAACCCATCTCCAATGGTTGTTGTCCAAGAGCTTCCAATCCTGTAGCACCTTGTAAGTAGGCTTGATATGGGCTAAGAGCCGCTACCTGACCTTGATAACCTTGAGTCAACAAATTACCACCAGTGCCAAACAATCCCGCACCAAAGGCAGTCTGTTGTTGACCGGCTTGCATTGCTTGAGCCGCCAATTGAGCATCTTGTTGAGCCAAGGCGTTGTAATATGCCTCAGTCTCAGGGGTTGAAGCGCCAAGACCTGCTGCACCACTTGGTCGAGCGCCAGTAGCGCCAACAGATAGACCCCCCCTACCAGTTTGGAACAATTGGTTTTGCAATGCTCCATATTGGCGTTCACGACTAGGGGCTAACAATTCTTGTTGTTGAGCCATGTACTGCTGTGCCGCCTCTTGAGGAGATTGAGCAAGATACTGTTGACCTAAACCAAACAAGCCTTGAGCCGCACCTTGTAGTGGCGCAAACTGTTGTTGTGCTTGTTCAGCTTGCATCAAGCCACCACCTGTTAGACCTAAGAATCGGTCTTGCATGGCTTTTAATTCAGGGTCTAAGGTGTAACTAGCACCAGACACACGACCTGTTGTAGGATCAGTCTGGAATTGAGACTGACCAAAACGTGTAGTAACTCCTACTGGTCGAAAGCGAGCTTCGTCAGCGGCAATTTGTGCCGCCTTAACCTGTGCATCGGCTTGAATCTGTGCGGCTCGTTTGGCAGAACTACCACCAAACAATCCACCAATAATAGATGCTCCACCGCCAATCAAGGCTGCTGTAATAGGCATATCAAACTCCAATCAAAATATTGTCCACTTTTGACGGGTCTTTCTCGTCAGTGGCGTGAATACAAAACCAAACACAATCTGTCAATGCTTTAACACCATGCGTCAAACCCGCTTTAATCTCAATGCAAGCTGGCGCTTCAATAACCTCTACATCCTCACCCTTCATCACAGCAACCTTACCTTTTGCAAGAATAGACAAATGGCTAAAGTCATGTACGTGCTTCAGAATGGCTGTACCCTCCGCAAATACGGCTTCTTTGGCATACAAACCATCACTGAAATGATGAGTGATCATGCTGTTCGTTTCCACATAGCCACAGTAATGTATGGCTGTAAGTTAGCGTTAGTTGCACTACTACCAGTTGAATCGGTTGTGCCAGAAACAGTGTGATTGTGTTGCAAATCAGCAGTGCTTGTGTTCAAAGCATCAAATCCAGTCAAGTCGTAACCTTGAGCAGAATCATTGTTATCAGTACTGAAGTTTCGTGCTTCATTGGTAATGTCCGTGTACTTCATCTGGTGAGCATGAGTTGAATTTGCACTCATGTTTCCTGAAGTAGCACTGAAAGTATGGGTATGGCTAACAACGATTGCATCTTTGCTACCACCAGTTTCTTCTAGTGTGTCAAAAGATGTATCACTGGCATTCAAACCAACCATGACGCGACCCGCGCCAAATGCTGTCCAAGTACCAAAACCTAATAATGTTGCAGGGTTTGTTGAAACACCCGCATTAACATAGATAGAGCCAACAGGATACATAGCCTGAAAAGCCGCAGTAACAAAAGCAGTTGTCGCTAACTGAGTAGTGTTTGTTCCACTAGATGCTGTAGGGGCAGCAGGAGTACCAGTAAATGTAGGAGATGCCAAATCAGCTTTAGTCGCAATGGCAGTAGAGATATTGACAAACTCTGTGTTGATCTCTGTACCTTTGACGATCTTTAGTGGGTCGCCAGAAGTTAGTGCGTCTTTGGTATGTCTGCTTCATAACCAGTTTGAACAATCTTGCCGCCACCAGAAGCAGAAGCACTCAATGTCTGTAGGGCAACACCATCAGCATATTGAGCAACTACTGTAGCGTTTGCACCATACTCAGCAATACCATACTCAGACACGCCTTGAGTAGGAATCTGTGCATTGGTTGACAAATAATTGGCGCTGAAATCAAAACCCCATTTCATTGTTAAAAACTGATTTGTTCCACCAATTACAACAACTTTTAACCTCTTTAATAGAGAAGTAACACCCGCAGTACCTAAATCTGAATGGTTTGTGTAGTACAAGATCCGATAAGAAGACGTATAGTCTTGATATGTACTGTACTTACCAACATAACCATTCTTTCCAATCAGAACATCACCATTTCTGCGTGAAAGCAATGCTGTAGGCTCAATAGAGTCCCAACTTGTGATACGGAATGATCCATCTTGCAATTGGCCTCTTGTATCAAAGCAATAAACTTCTTTTACAGTAGGTAGTGTCAATAAGTAAAAGGCTTCTTTTTCAGAGTAAACAGTCTTAATGTTAGCAAGTGTTTCACTTCCAACAATCGACATGAAGTCACTGCGAATATTCTTAGACAAGTCTCCAATAGGAGCAGACTTCTCAATAATCGTTCTGGCAAATGATCTAACACCAGAGTTAGACAAAAACAAAACATCCTTACCAGTACTCTGAATAGAATCTCTAGCAATACATCCAATACCGCCAACAGTGTCACTTAGAGACATCGTAGAAGGGGTAGTAGCATTGGCATACACCAGAATCTGACGCTTACCAAAGATGATTAAGAAGCCATTGTGCGCTGCCAAACCTGTGATTTCATCAGCACCATTAGCCCAAACTCTATCAATATTCAGAGTTCCAGATGTTCCTGTACTCCAAACATGACCCGCTAACAGATCAGAGAAGTAAACAGTTACGTTGTCAGTAGTTGTATCAGCCACCCATAAGCGACCAAAAGCAGATATAACGATGTTTCCAGAAGGAACAGTCCCTACATAACCAGTTTTCTCGCTAACTCTGCGATAAGTAGATGTACTTACAGCAGGGTCAAAGATCAATGGATCATGGCCTACTTGAAAGAAATAAGTAATTCCATTCAAAGAAGCACATGACCAATTACTCGCAGTAATAGTAGGAGCAGTACCACCCCCACCATAGGTCAATTCAGAAACAGCATTTGAGCCATCTAACTTGAATAACTTGTTATTACCTGCAAACAGAATTGTAAGGGTGCCATCAGCTTGAACTAACTCATGGATAACTCCAACATTGTTAGCACCAAGATTGCCAGAAGATGAATTAACCCTTGCCCAACCCTTACGAGCGCCAATACGTCCATATTGGTCAATCACACAATTAGTCGCAACCAAAGCAAACCCTGCCGCTAAATCAAGCGGAGAGTCTTGTGTATTCAGACCAAAGAAGCCTGGCGCTGAAATGCTTGCTGTTTGGAGTACTTGGCTCATATTGCTACAAATTCCTGAGCCTCTGGATAACGAGTACCCTCTAGAGCAATGTAATCAGCAAGCATGGAACGGTACAGTTGATAGGCTTCAGAAGAGTTCAATCCACCATCTTCTCCACGCTCTACCAATGCTCTGGCATAGGCATTTTGAATAACCAAAACATCAGGAACTAAAACATTAGTGCCATCAGAAGCAAGTGGTGCTTGTGGAACAGTTAGAGCAAATGGGATGTTATATATGCCATCAGGACGGGCATAGAAGACTACTTTGGTGTCTCCATTGCCATCTACACCATCAAACGCATAAAACTCAGGAATACCACTGATAGCGGGTACCAAGTTCTGATAACGGTTCATCTGCACGAAACTAATGTTCTGCAAACCAACATTGGATGTGGTGTTCAGAGCATCCATCACTTGAAACTTCTGACCAGCACCTGTCATCGAGTAGATGTAAGTGCCAGCAGTGGTTGTGATAGTCACTGTTTGACCAAGAACATTCCAACCATAAGAATCTTCAATCTGGCGCTTGGCATCGTTAACAAACTTGCCAATCAAGGTTGAATAGGATGTCTCCGTCACTGTAGAAACTTGTGTCTCTCGCAGACGAATAAGAACATCATTAACTAATTGTAGAAATGTCATGATCTTGATGCTCCATCAACCTCAAAGGTTGCTATAAAACTGAATGTACTGGCAGATTGCGTAGTAATTTGAATCCTATCGCCTTCTTCTAAAACAATATAAGCATTGCCATCGAACTGAAGGTACGCCTTTGAAGTAAAGTCGTAAGCAGTAAGAATATCGTATGAAGTCGCAGTACTAGCGTCATACCATTGGACAGTGATGTGTTTTGTTGATCCACCAGTGTTGTGGATGTACATCACAGTAAATTTGGCGTAATAACCCGTTGGTACTGTGTAAACAGTAGTCAATGTTGCCGCAACAGGGCTAACTCCAACGGATAATGGTCTCATTTGTTCCTCTTAGAAATAGCTTTAGCCTTGGCTTTGGCGTCTTCCTTGGACGATGCACCCCAAGCTCTAAGAGAAAGAAGAAGTCGGGTAGGCTTTCCATCTTTCATCTCAGCGCCAGGCATATTGCCCATTCGTGCTAAAAAGGATGCC